GGTCTGCCAAGTCGACTTCATCCAAGCTGTTGAGCAGTTCGGTGAGACCGCCACCGGGCGTGGGCTCCGGGTCGGTGCTATCTTCGTCGACTTCGACTTCGTCGCCCATCAGGCCGGGAATCAGAGGCATTGTCATTGGTAGATACTCCAGAAGTTGGTGTTGAATTTACGCTCCAAAGGGGGCCGATGTCGAGGCTTGCACGCGAGACACGGCAGCACGTGTGAACCGGTCCTCGAAAGCAATTGCGATGGAATCCGGATCTTGGTTCCTGAACTCCTGTTGAATCTTGAAAGTCTGCCCGCCGTTGAAGTTGACCTGCATCTTAGGCGCTTCCTTGGGGAACTCACGCTTCAGTTCTTCGGCAAAGAACTTGTGCATGAAGCCACCCTTCAGGTCCATCTCCTCGAGGGCCTTCAACGCAAGAGCGAGACCGTCGGCACCCACCTTCACGGTATCAGCCGAGTTGAGGAACGCCTTCTTCAACTCCTGGTCTCTGAGCAACACGGAGAGAATGGCTTTCGACACTTCCGTATCACCCGACTTCACAGCATTGGCGAGTCCAAGAGTAATCTCTTCGATTGCAAGGGCTTGCTGATCTGCAATGAGCTGCGCGTTCGCAGCCTGTTCCTTCATGATACGCAGGTTTTCGGCAGCCGTCTCGGCAGGAATCACATACTGCTCGCGCAGCGCACGGGTGTCTGCGCCTGCTTCGTTGAACCGAGCAAGCTGCTTGCTCTTCTCACCCAGCAGGTCAGCGAGCTCGATGAGCCGCTTGCGGTCTGCAACCTGCTTCTCGTAGTCCTCTTGCGAAAGGGCAATGAGGGTTCGATTGCGCTCACGCTCACGCGCGATGATCTGGTCAATCTCCTTGCGCCGCTCCTGGTTGGCCTTGTGACCTTGCACAGCAAGGTAGGCGAACCCACCACCGAGTGCCGTGACGGCGGCCGTGGCAGCCCAGATGGGGGGCCCGCCAGCGACGATGGCGGAGATGAGGGCAGGGATGGCAGCCCCCGCTTGCCCGGCCATCCCAGAGGTACCCATACCGACAGCACCCTTGGCAAACGAGCCAGCGATGGCTCCCGCTCCCGTGCCTTTGGCGAGCGCTCCTCCGACGCTGATGGCAGCGAGCGTGCCAGCGTTCTCGAGCATGAACTGGAACGCATCCTTGGCGAACCGAAAGCCCTCGACAATGGTGTCCCGAATCTCATCGGCGTTCTCGCGAACCCAGGCGATGGCCTCGCGTAGCTCGTTGATGATTTCGATGACGACTTTCCCGAAGTCTTTGCCAAGCGCTTTGGAGAAGTCTTTGAACTCCTCACCTGCTTCGTTGATATCGCCTCTCAGATACCCAAGCTCTTGGATGATTTCACGAATGAATGCACCGCCGAAAGATTCGAGGAAAGCCTTACCAGTTTCTTTCATCGAAACGAGCATGTCGGTTACAGTGGGAGCGGCTTCGGCAAGGTTTCCGGCGACCCCTGCGATAGAGCTTTCTAGTCGACGTAGTCTCTCCTCGTCAGTGAGCTTCTGCCATTCGGCAGTCACCTTGCTGATGTCGTCGGCAAAGATGCCAGTCGACTTCAGCAGGTTGAAAAGAGGACTCTTCACGCGCACCATGCCCGAAGCCATCTGCCCGAACTCGGAGCCCAACGTTTCAACCGACAAGCCAGTCACGTTGGCGATGGCGGTCAAACTCTCAATATTTCGCCCAGCAACTTCGTATGCATGACTGGTCGAACCCAGGAATGTAGCAAGGGCCCGGTGTCCTGCACGAATCTCTTCGGAAGCAGTACCGATTGCAATCGAAATACGTTGGATCTCGCTGTGTAGTATCTCCGCACCACCGCGAGCCGCCTCCCATTCGCGCGGCTCCATCGCAGCCATCATGCCAGCGACACCTTGCTGCGAGTCATAGGCAGCATTGCCTAGGTTGAACGCAGCGGTGGCCATCTCCTTCATATGGCCCACCATCGGCCCTAGATAGTTGGCAGCGGCGTTGGCTGCGAACACCTTGAAGAAGTTCATCCCTCCTTCGCGTGCCGCAGCCATCTCGCTGCGCACATCCTTGAACTCGTCGCGGATGTCCTCGAGCACTTCCTTGGCGTTGGAATCGAACTCGAGTTTCGCCTTTACCTTCAGGTCGTCGGCCACATCAGCAGTCTAGCCGACACTTCACTGCCACGTCGATGGCAGCTCTTGCTCATCATCCTTTCCTCGCTCAGCTCGAAGCCACTTCGTAGTGCTACGGCAGAGCATGGCTACTCTTCGAAGGGAGAGGGACTCGAAGTAGCGCGGGTCGATGTGCGCGTAGCGGGAGAGGTACACGAGGGTATCCTCCAGTTCGCGCTCGATCTCCGCGGGGTTGTGTGAGAGCGCGAACGCTGCAATCCAAACAGCGTCCGCGTTGCTCTGCGAGTAGTAACAGAAGAGGTCCTTCAGGCGCTCTTCCTGCTCAACCGGGTCTAGTGTGCAGCCGAATGCATCGCGAGTCAGGAGTTCGAACTTCTGACTTCGATGCAGTTTTGCAAAAAATCAGCAGTCGACTCCACGTCTAGAACATGCAGGCGATTGAAGATGCGGTTCAGAAGACCACGGCATCGCTCGCCAATCTCGTTCCAGAAGACTTCGACATACCCGCCTTCGGTCCAGTCGATTCGGTTGCCGTCAGCGATGCGAATCATCTGACGGGTCATCTCATCGGCAGCGCGCTGGAAGTCTCCCATCGAGCGTCCGATGGCAAGACGCTTGTCGCCGACGGATAGTTGCCAGCAGACACACTGTCGCCACAGGATGACCTTTTCGGAGCCGTCGGGGCGATGCTCGACGTACGGCTTCCCCGTCTTCGGGTCGATGATAGGCTCACCCTTCCATGGCGTGTCCGTCCACGACGACTTGAATCGCGTGAAGATGAGCGACTTTCCACGAGGGAATCGGAAGCCATCAGGCACCAATACCCAAGGAGGGAGCCCGCCAGGAGCCGCATCGGGAATGTCGAAGACAGTGCGCTTCGCTTCGGGCTCTTCCTTCTCGGGCTCGTCGTCCACCCCTTCGTCTTCCACCTCTTCCTCGGGTTCGAGCTCGAGAGGCCGCTCCGCGATTCGTGGAGCAGCCTGCTCGTACTCTTCGAACTCCTCACTTTTGTCGTTCACTTTCCATTCCTCCGTTGGATTGTAACGACCCCGCAGCGGTGTATGAGAGGAAGCCCAACATAGGCCGTCCGACACCTACGCAGGCGCACACACCGCTGCGGGAATCGTCTTTTGAACCTCGCGGTGGACAGCCGCGCTGGTGCTCAAAGCACCTGGTTGATCTTGGTCGGGCGCTCGGAACACTTGAACTGCATTCGAGGCTTCACGTACTCGCCGCGCCCCGCAACGCTCGTGGGAATCTCACCCCAGAATACGTTGCGGTAGGTGTAGATAGCGCTTTCGCCGTTCGGGTACAGGTCCACCCGCACCACGTTGAACACGACATTCGGGCGCTCCCTCTTCGCACGAGCGATGATGGACTCCACGAGCAGATTCCAGGCAGAGGTTGTGACGTTGAACTCGAAGTCCCCTCCGAACCCGTTGAGAATCTCGTCGAAGCGATTCACGAACTCGCCTAGATACCCACTCTCCTTGAGCTCGAGCGAGACGGCATCGTTGAACGTCGAGATGGAATCGATGGAGGTCAGGAGTACACCATCCTCGATAACCTTCACGCTCACCTCTTGGCCCTTGATTCTCTGGTCGGTCATCGTTCAATTCCTTCTGAGGTAAACGCTCACGCAGCTTCGAGTTCGGTCACCTCGACCTGCTCGCCCGCAGTCACCTGCAAGACGATAGCATCGAGGGAGGACAACGTCCTTACCTTGATGATGAGGCGGTAGATGCCGCGCCCGAGCATCCTCGGGGTATTTGCCGTCACGGCGTCAATGGAGTAGTCCGCGATACGCTGTGGCGTTCCATTCTTCAGGTCGTCGAGGAACGCATCCACTTCGCCCAAGTACGCCGAACGGTTCTCGCGAGTGTTCAGTTTCTTGCTGTAGGACTTTGCCCTACGAGCAAGGCTGTCCTGCACGAAGTCGGCCATACGTCGACGAGCGATGTTCACGAGGTTCGGATGGGTTCCAGGGTTCACACTGGTAACGCCGGACTGCACCACAGCAACGCCGTCGTCCAGGATGGGAGCTGCGATGCCGGCCGCCTTGAACGCCGTGTAGTCGCCAATCTCCATGTCCTGTACGTCGGAGTTGCCGCGCTCGAGTCCAAGCACGGCGGCCGTGAACTCCGTCATCTGCCCAGGGTTCTCCTCCGGGTTCAGCTGAGAGCAGATGGACGCGACCCAGGTATCCCAACCTACGTCGATGACGCCATCGGCGGTGAATCCGTCCCCACCTTCGAGACCGCGAGCCGCAATTTGCGGAACACGAATCGAGACGCCAGGGTAGCAGTACCAGACTCGCTGATTCCGGTAGGTTCCGACTCCCGGTTGCACGGTGTTGGAGCGTGCCACTGAGCGCAGCGTCTTGAGGGGAGGACGAATGCACGCGCCCCTTCCGAGCAAGTTGCTCGAAGCATCGAGAGCATTTCTTCGGAGCTGCTCACGCACGGCATTCGACTGCCGAGCTGAGACGATGATGTTTCCTTCGGCCGAAACGTTGTTTTTCGACTTGGTCTTGTCGATGGCTGCCACGTACTTCGCGTCGATGGCCGCTTCCGTCAAAGCTGCAGAGAGTACCTGCGGGTTGATGACGGCGAACGCTCCGAAGTCGAGCTGATAGGGCACCACATTGACGCTCATGGCGGCGGCGCTCGACGCCGAGCCGTCGTCATCGGCAGGGCGCACCTTGACCGTATAGGGGCCAGGGTTGTCGGCAGCAACCGCAACATCCTGCATGGTGACCCACTCGTCCCCTCCGCTGTTGCGTACACGGAAGCCAGCGGGGATGACCCCAGCGACTCCATCGCTGTTGCTCGACTCGCTGCCTACGGTGAAACCGAGAGCAGTCGCGGTCGTGTTCGAATGCACTTCGATGCTTTGCCCTGGTGCAGAGTTCAAGTTCATCGCATAGAGGAAACCATCCTCGCCGCGATAGATGCTGATGCTCGAGCTCGACGCCGCATCCACCAGAGAGATGATCTCTGCGTCAGAGACTTGCGTGATGTCGGCAACGTTGCCCGTACCAGCTTGTGTCGTAGCCGATAGACCGAGCGCCGATGCAACAGCAGCGTCGATGGAGTTCACCTTCACGTTGCCGCTCGTGCCCTGCACACGACCCACCATGCGCGTCACACCGGCGCCTTGGTCGGTAGCCGCTGTGTAGCCAAGCGCCGCGTTGATTCGGGCGATGGCTTGAGACTGCGACTGGTCGCCAGCAAAGAACACAATGTCGACAGGACCAACCTGCTGCGGTGTTCCTTCGTCGATGGTGACGTTCATCTTCTCGCCACCGGTGAACGTCGTGGGGTACGTACCTGCACCGGAATCCAACTGCGCGACTGCGCCGTTGAACGTCGTGTCGACCGCTCCAGCGCCGATGTCGAACGACAAGACTTCGCCCGAAGAAAGGCGGTGACTGAATGCGGAACTCGAGGAGCGAACCCTCGCGAGTCGATTCAGTTGCACTTCGCCGACGCTCGTATCGACGCGGACACATACCAGCCGTGAAAACCGCTTGCTCACCAAAGCGATGAAGCCGTTTCCGTTCCAGTATTCCGGCGTGAGGGCGTCGTCCGCGTAGCGCGCTCGAGCACAGGGGTTGTTGCTCGGGACTCCTGCATACTCGTAACCGAAGCCGCCGAACATCGACAGCAAGTCGTTGCCATTCAGCAATTCGGTCGGCTCTTCGAAAGGCCCATTCTCGAACTCACCGACTACGATGACGGTGCCGGAGCCAACTCCATTGATCTGCGCCGGAGGTTCGCCGTCGATGATGACGACTCCTTCAATTTCGAGGATGGTTTCCAGTCCAGGTACGGAAGTAAATCGTCGAATGAATCCCACGGCTCCACCTTCAGTCTTCAGAGGGCACGGGGGAGTCTAGCGTTTCGTAGACCCCTCCGTCGAGAGTTGCGAGCGTATGCACAGGAGAAAGAGTGTTGACGTTGACCAGCTGCACCTCGCTCACCTGGAGACGAACGAATAGATGAGCCCGGCGACGATTGAGCGCGGCGCCATCTTCGATGTACGTCGAGTCTTCCAAGGCGAACGACGCGATTCGGTCGTAATAGTCCGGTAGTTTGAGCTGCAACGCATACGAAGAGTCGCTTAGGCGTAGGACAGTTTTCAGTCCCGCAACGATGGAGCGACGCTCGGCAATCTTCGCTCCCCACACTTCGACACCGATGACTTCGGTGTAATCGCCCAGCCGGGCAAGCGCGGTGTCTTCCGCGTAAACGTTGAACGTACCTTCGAGCAGTCTCGTAGGACCTAGACCGTATGAGGAATGCTCGCCCATTGCAGGAATGAGGGAGATGGCGGGTAGCTTTGCGTCCTCCAAGTTGTCCGGTTCGGCAAGGAAGATGGATTCGATGGGAATGCGAAAGCTACTAGTTTCGCCAGGAGCTCCCGTTCGATGAAAGTCGAGATACGACAGGAACAGACGAAACCTCTCGAGCGCATAATGCCGAGCATCCTTGTCGGGCAACCGAGGCGCAGGACGAGTGGGAAACACTCGGCCGAGCGTGGAGTTTGCAGCTCGAGGCTTACCAGCCACGGTTCAACTCCTTTGCAACCTCGCGCTGAATCTCTTCTTTCATGAACTTCCTGATGCGCTTGTTCATCAGCTCATTCAGGATACCCAATCCGCGCTTGCCGTGTCGATTGAAGATTCCTTCACGCTTCATCTTGCCCGCAACTGCCCAGGCAAAGCCGATTGCTTCCTCGTCGGTCGATACGATGCCTTTGCGCAAGCCCCATTCGGCAAGAGCATTGATCATCGCAGCGCCCACTTTCACGTTCTCAGGCCGCACGCCGTATTCGATGAGAGGCGCGTACGCTTCGTCGTTCTCAATCCAGACATTGTCACCATCTACGGTGTAGTGCCATCCGGCACGGTAGACACCGCGGTCGACAGGCTGGGGGGAGCGCGACGGAATGATGCGGGTTACGATGTCTTGCACCCCACGCATCGCAGCCAAGACGAGCCCACGGCGCGCGGCCCGAACGACATTCTCGCTCATGTACTCGAAGTACGCAGCGGCTTCGCTCAGGTCGATGTCTTGGGCCACGAGACGATCTTACTCGTCCCAGTCTTCCAAGTCAGGTTCCGGTTCTTTTGGGATGTTCGGGCCAGGGGTTGGCTCGCCCGAACGATTCAGCGACTCGTCAGCGCGCTCCAGATTCAGTGTCCACTGGAACCTCTGCTCATCGCGATTCGGCATACCAAGTAGACGGTAGCGACGCCGAGCAGGCGTGGAATCGCCTCGCCCGTCTTCAACTACTTCGTACCAGAAGTCTACTCGAGGGTCCGACAGGACTTCTGACTCGATGGCATTGACCGGTTCTGCGTTCAATGGTCGTGCAGGACCACAACCGCTGCCACATGGCCGAGCTCGGTCCTCGGGAATGCGGAGCCCTCGAAGCATGTCTTCCGTGTAGGCGACGATGCTGACTTGATCGACTCGGATAGAGCCTTCGGGGAATACCCCGATGCCGTACGAGCGATAGGAGACTCCAGACACATCGCTTGTACGCGGTGTAGGGAGGAGCTCGACACGAGCAATCACCTCCTCATCCCCTTCGCCTCGCTCCTCCCCGGTCCAACGCGACCACACCAGGAACACTCGCTTCGAACGCAGTCCGAAGGTTGTGTACTTCTGGCGCAATCGGTCGGCGAGCAAACCCTTGCGGTGGGCAAGAGTGTTGCGCGCTGCGTTTGGACCGGGGAGGGGCTTTGCCATGTCGAAGTCTCAGGGCATGGAAACACGACTTTCCATGCAGGTAGTGTTCACTCCTCCGGAGTCATGCCAGCCTGGACACCAGCTTTGGCCGCGAGAATCTGGTCGAGGAACGGCTGCACGTTCTCGTGAACAGCACAGAACTGTTCGACCGACATTCCCTGGGGGAGCTCCTCTTCGCCGAACATCACTTCGCAGGCGATGCGCGCGGCATCGTTGGCCGTACGGGCCACTTGCTTCCCAGTGGCACACGCGGAGATGGAGGCGAGGAGCACTGATAGAGCGATGAGCTTTTTCATGCTCTACAGCGTAGCTCAGCTCAATGCCGAACTCGAGCGTTCATGCTCTTGCTTTTTCTTCGGTCGCATGGGGTGCGGTAGATGCCCATCAGATTGGCAAGGGAGTTCGCCCAGTAGTCGTAGACTTCGCGCAACTGCATCTGAGCGCGGTCTTTGCCTTTGACGTTGAGCTTCATCTCGCCGAGCTGTTCGACGTCGATGTTCTCCAGACCGCAGATCATCTGCTCTTCGATTTTGTCGAGGAACCCAAGATGACGGCGTAGCTCGGGGAGCGCCGCGGGAATCAACCGCTCCATCGCACCCTCGATTGCGAACTGTGTTTCGACTGACGATGGCGAACCGAGGACGAAAGTGTAGACACTCTGGACGTTCAGAAACCCCAGATGGTGTCGAACCTTGACCTTCTCCTCCTCGGTAAGCGCCATCGTCATCGGCTCACTCCGTCACTTCTTCGAGCTGCACACCCTGTCGCTTCAGATGAGCGATGGGAAACTGACTGGCATTGATCTCCTTGCCAGCGCGCATGAGCACGCGCGAACCGTTCAGGTTCACGTTCTTGTCCGCCAGCACGCGATACTTCGCGGGTCGGACATCCCGGGACTCGTCTTCGCGACGCTCTTGGGCACCTTCCGACGCACCCTTCTGCACGGTTGGCTTGATGGCGTTCTCAGCCGCCTTGGTCAACCCCTGCTCGGGTTCCGGCTCGACAGGAGTGTTGCCGATTCTCTCGACTTTCTCCCGCTTGTCGTCCACGCGATTGGTGCTCTTCAGTTCCGAACTGCTCACTTGATGTCGTGCCATTGGGCTTACCTCCAGAAAAGACTATGCCACGTTGCGCTCCGAGAATGAAGCCGCGACGTGGCATAGCGTATCAGCCAGGGGATGGCTCAGGCGAGTGCGTGCTCGATGATGAGAGCGCGCTTGTAGCGCTCGGGACCACCGCTGGTGACATCGGAGGGCACGGGGAACGAAGTCGTGATGGACCACGTAGCCGCGACTTGATCCTGCAACCGGTTGAGGGGCGCACGCAGGATGAGGCGCACGCGCTCGGTGGCCACCTCGACACCCGCGTTGACCACCTGGAACTCACCGGTCTTTCCGGTGATACCGGCTTCGGTCACATAGGCGCTCTCGTTCAGCCACTTCTCGTACAACGCTCCGCGCCCCGTGATGAGGATGCGGCCGATGCCGACTCCATTTTCGTTCACGACTTCGGCGCCGATGTCCTCGCCGTACAACGCATTGTTGCCCGTCTCGGTGAGAGAGCCGACGTTCGTTGCATCGGGAGACTCGTTGTTCAGGAAGAACGCGATGCCCGCGATGGTCCCGATGAACGCCTCCTGGTAGTAGACGTGGTCGGGGAGCGCGGTGTTGAGGCGCTGGAACGCCGTGTCGCTGAACACCTGCGAGTTCGCATCGGTGTTGATGTGGGCATGGTAGTACCCATCCGGATGCGGCGGGACGTTCGCCTTGCGCAGCCGGTTGGTCGCGTTGATGGCATCCTGGAGCGTGAAGACATCGGCGGCGCCGATGGCGTCGACGCTGTCGCCTCCGCCCGCCCGCAGCACGTAGGGACGTGAGGACGCGAGGACCGGCGCTCGCACTGGCACCACACCTCCCACGGCCGCGTTCAGATGCAGCGTGCCAGGCCCGTACGGGTCATCCGGGTCATCCAAGTCGATGCCGATGACGTTGCGGGAGATGTTTGCGCCCGAGGGCTCGATGACGATGGCCAGGGGATGGCTGGGGGACACCGGCATCGGGCGCACGTTCTGCCCCTTCAGCACCACATCGACGAACCCGTTGACGGACGCGACGCGGAGATACGTGTCTCCGGAGCTGGTCGCCGCCGTGAGGCACGTCTGCCCGGACAAGTACGCCTTGAACAGCGCATTGCGCGGAATGCGGTTGAGCGACATGCCCGCTTGCAGACCGAGCTGATGGATGTTGCGAAGGAACTGGTCACTATTCGACACGACGCTTGTCGGAACGTGAGTGTCGATGGTTCCCGCGTAGCGCTCGAGACGCGCGGCCCACTGCTCATACGCGACGGTCTGCGGCACCGGGTCGTGACCCGCGGGCAGGGACCGCGTCACGGGAGCCAGCAAGCCGGGACGGCTCATGAAGATTTCGGTGCCGGAGTTGGTTGCCCACTCCTCTTCCTGGGCTTCGGCGCGGTAGAGAAGCGCGGGAAACAACCCGTCGTGGAATGCTCGCTCGAGCAAACCTTCCTGCACGAGCTCGAGAACTGCGGGTGGGACACCAAGAACCAGATTGGACATTTGAGAGATAC